ACTCGTTATTGATTTCAGTACCACTAATGATTTTATTAGGGTCACCTGTTATCAATGAATCTTTAACAGCGTAGTTGACTAGTTTCACATAAGACATTAAATTCTCCCATCTTTGGCGAAAACGTCTATTCGTTGAATAGACAATGCCCGATTATTAATTAACGCTTCAATTCCAATTTGTAACACTTTACCATGTCCTGCACCTGGTACTTTAACTTCTATCGCGCTAAGTGAACTTCCACTATATTCTGCTAACCCGTATTCAGCAGTTCCGTACTCTGCTGGTGCTGTAGAATTGTCGGTATATACGGAAGTCATTTTATTAGATAAATAGTCAAAACTCCACTTAGTAATAATCTGTTTAGCGCCTACTCCAATGACTGTGATAATTGCCTTCTTGAAGATGCTGGTCATTACTGGACTACCAAAGTCAATCCAAGGTGTATAGTACCGCATTTGGTAGGTTGAAGTGTTATCTAAATACCCTGAATACTTAGCGATACACCCTGCTTGACCAAAGTACAAAGTACCATTGTTCGCTGTGTACGCACAAGCAGGGTTAAGATTTACCCAAGTAGTCGCTCTACCTGCCCCATTCTCCAACACCTGACGCATATCAAACACGTAAGCATATTGAAGCAACGGGATACTAATAAAGTAAATAGATTCTACCCCGTTAAATACTGCCTTGAGATTATCCGGGTTTTCTAATAAAACCGCAGAAATAACATCATTTCTAATATTAATACTAATATCTCTGATTGGTTGTGACTTTTCTTGGATTGTCCTTGCCATCGACACTACGCCAAGGGTAGACATAAATACTACGTCTTTACCTGTATTCTGTATGGTATCTCTACCAATTGCACCAATACCTGTGATAGTGTCGCTCAGTGACATTACTGCAGGGTCATTTGCGTTAGCATAAACAAGAATCTGTGTCTTTCCGAAGATATACAAGAAGTTGTTATGTGCTGCTAACCCTACGATAGTATCCCCACCTTTCCAAACTGTACGAAGGTCGAGCGAACCCGCTGTGCCACCTGTCCATACTTGAGGCGTGAGAACATCAGACCAAACCACTGTACTCTTGTCTGTAGCTATATCAGCAGCCCATACACGACCATAAGCACTAATCCCGATATGGCACTGGAAGATTGAACCAGCAGCACCGGATTTCTCGCTTAACCGTCTGAATGTAGTAGTTGAAACAGCAGGGTCATAGATAAGAGGGTCATACCCACGTTGCCAGAAGATACCAACGCCATTCAACTGACAGAACTGCCAATTATTAGCCGATATTGTAGGTGCTACACCGCCTCCACCATAAGTGAGCGTAGTGAGAGTTGCACCTACTAATTTGAATAGAAACCCGCCACCTGCAGCTACGATTGTAGACACACCATCATTCGTCACTACTTCACCAATTGAGGTGATGTTGTTAGTACCGAGATTAGCGTTTGTATTGTTACTTACTTTTATCCAACCTTTACGAGCACCAACTCGCCCAAATTTATCAATGACGATATTTTCAGCAGTAAGTGCAAAGTTCTGTGAAAGATCAATAGGTGCGTCTTGGGTGTTTAAACCCATAAACCCAGGTGCTGATATTGTAAACGGGGTAAGTGGTTTAGCCATTACGCAACAACCCAAACATCATTCTCAATACCATTAGCTGAGTCGAGCGAGATACGATCTGCAAGGATCCCCTTATATATACCGTAGGCTTCACTGGAAGCTAACCCACCATCTTCCCCTCGCTCAACTAATGCTCTAGCATATGCTTGGGCTACTACTGGCTCCCAAGGACAACGCAGAATATCACTAGCCAGTACCAAATCAATTTGTGGCACGTTCATGTTGAAGTTCATAGTAGCTACTGCATTAGGGGTAGGATAAAACTGTACTGCAGCGTCTATACCATCATTACCGTCCCAAGCAAACCAACCAGACTGTGATGGTGTTGTTACCGCTAACTGCTGTTGGTCAAGTATCCAGTTCTTAGGAACAATCTGTAGTTTTGCCCTATTGGTGCTATTGTTCACTGTTACGTCTTTTTGGCGAAGCCCTGCACCAGTGACAGTGTACTTACTCACATTAGGGACAGTGTCGATTGAGATTGTAGTGTTGTTTACGTCCCACGACCAAGCATCTTCTACAACACGTTTAGCATCATTGACAAACCTACCAATTAGAGTAGCTTGCTTATCTTGGTTAAGAATGGCAACTTGGTCTTCACGAAGTTTGATTAAAACCTCGTTGATTAGTCCTAAAAAGTTCATTGGTTTGCTCCTGTTAACATGCCTGTTACTGCGCCTGTTCTGGTTGAATCTTGCATTGCTTGAATCATGGTATTTCTTTCAGCAAAAGGTAAAGTATTAATAATTCTCAATACTTCTTGAGGATTTTGCATTGCACTTGACATACGTTCAATTGCACCCTTATTTACTTTATCCCCTACCATATTCAAAGCAGATTTAACGATATTAACTTTGGCATTAAGTAGGCTAGGCGGATGAAATGAGAACAAGCTGTCTTTTAGCTTTTGTTCCATTACTGTCTGCCCAGATTGTGCATTTTTAGCTAATGCTATATCTCTTGCTACTTCACTAGCAGCTTTCTGGAATGGCGCTGCTTTGTCACCCATCTGTTCAGCAAAGTTAGTATTGCCAGTACCGAATACTTTTTCTACTAATTTAGTATTATCACCACCCACAGTAGAGATTAACTGTTCATCTGACCCTTTGCGTAAAGTATCTGCCATCTTCATTTTGTCGATTGACCGCATACCCATTGAATACTTGTTGAGGTAGTCTTTCCAGTTAGTACCACCAGCATCTATAATTGCTTTATCAATAGCATCTTTTACACTGGCTACTACACCTGCTGCTCTCGCCTTAGTCGCCTTATCTCCACCAACAGGTAAGAGATTTTCTATTACGTCATTCACACCTTCTTTACGGATAGTATGAAGCGCATAGGCATCTACTGTACCATCTGCATTTGCAGCACTGCGCAGCATATCCTTAATACTATCGAGAACTTTCACGTTTAAAGTACCCTTGATACCTTCACCTTTTTGACTGAGAAAGTTATTAATGGATTCTTCAATTCCATTAACTTTCAATGGACTAAGTCCGTGTGCTTCAAGTGACCCAATCTTATTTGCAATAAAGTCAGATTCTGCTTGACGTTGTTTTTTGATCTGCCCAAAAGTATCTGCAGTTGTCAAGTTCTCTTCAGACCTTGCTTTTAGTAGCTTTTGTGTCTCGCTACCTTGTTCGTATTGTCTGAATTTTTCATTCAATCCTTGCCCTTTTGTAGCAGCTTCATTTTTAGAAGCTGATAATATAGACTGTTGTTTCTGAGCCCACTCAGGAGCAAGTTCACGTAACCGTTGGTTAGCTTCATTAGCTGCATTGAGTTCTATTAGACGGTCTGGGTTAGTCTCTGCTGCAAGTGTAGTCCTTGCACCCTTTCTCGCAGCAATAGAGGCTTCGCTACTTCCACCACCCGCTACAGCACCCATAGCGTCTTGACGAGCCGCCGCTTGACTATCTATTCTTGCTTTGACTTCATTAGGTTTGAACTTATTAGCAAAATCCTGTAACGCTGCAATCTCAACCTTACCAGCAGAACCGATAGCTTGAGAAACGTCTACACCTGGGGAAGCATTCTGCAATGCTGTAACAGCTTCAGGGGAGTCTAAACCAAATGCCTTGAGAATGTTTCTAGCACGAATATCTGGGATAGCTTTCTGAAACCAATCAACTGTTTTACCAATACCTCTTCCTACTACTGGTATAGCTGCACCCAACGCCCCACCAATGGTAGCACCACCTAAAGCACTCCCATCCTCAGATAATGCACCAATAGCACCACCACCCATTGCACCACCCGCAATAGATTGTAATATGGGTTTTTCAAGAAGCCCTCCGACTTTAGCTAACTTACCACCACCACCACCGAGGACTGTTGAAACAGGGTCTATAAGATCACCAACTAGCGCCATTTTTGAATGTTTATCGGCTAGTGGGTTACTTTCCATCTGATACCCATCAGGTAGACGATTAGATATGCTTCTCATCAGTGAAGAAGCACCTTCACCAACATCACCCATTGCTGACCATACAGGGTGAGAATCCCGATAGTCCTTTTTGAGTTTTTCTTTCTGATTGGTAGTTTCTCGAATAATTTGATTACTTAAATGCTTTTTCACAGCAGCTTGTACTACTGCATCAGGTGTCCCTTCTGGAAACTCTAAAATTGTACCATCAGCAAGTTCGGCTTCTCTGTTCATAATGGGTTCCCTTGTGCGTCAAACTTGATACGTTTAGGGGAGGTATTGGGAGCAGACGATAATTCAGGCGACTTGTTATACACCCTGTCATGGTACGACCTAGACGCTTTAGATATTAACCCCATTTGGTAATTGACCTTATTTACAAACGCTTGAAAATCTTCAGGACTTCTCATCTTAGCCATGTCCGTACTGGCGATCATACCTCTAAGTTTTTCCCACTCTCTTTCGGTAATTGAACCAATACCACCACCCTGTCTAACTAACTGTAGACCTGCCACTTCAAGAGTATGTTTAATCTCGTCAAATTTTGTTTTAAAGTTAGCGGCATCTTTTCCACTAACATTTGGAATTTCACCCATTAACCCAAGATTACCTTTTAAACCTGGGTGTTGCATGAGGTCTGCCAAATCTTTACCTACACTCCCTGTGATTGCTTCAGCTTGTTCTGCTGCACCTTCAGCTTTAGCGCCTTCTTTCCGCTCTCTGTAAGATTGTGCTTCACTAATAGGTTTTACAATCCCAGCCTTAGTAATACCTGCTACGTTATCGGCAGTTGAAATTCTTTCACGACTAATATTATTCATTCCCGCAACCTTCTCACCACTTGTATTTCTATCAGTAGCGATTTTCTCACCACTTGTATTTCTATCAGTAGCAATTTTTTCACCACTTGTATTTCTATTATTCCCTATGTTTAACGCATTCAGTTGAGCAGCTCTCATCAAACTATCATATTGCTCATCACGTAAAGCTCGTGCATTTTCTTGTCTTGTTTTAGCTTGTTTGTCACGCATTTCTGTAGCAGCCTGAACCAATCTCTGAGCCACCTGAGGATTACCAGCCTGATTAAACATTTGCGCACCCTTCATTAGACCTTCTGGTGTGGTCTGGTCAATCTGCACACCCATCGCTTCAATCTTCTTTGCACGTTCTTCTTGAGGTGAACCTACCCCCATCATGCCGTTGATAGCCCCAGAAAAATTATGCGCTGCAATTGCAGCACCTCTACGAACATCCTCACTAGCGTTTCCCCTAGTAAAATTTTCAATTTGCTGCTGCTGCTGTGCTTCTTGCTGTTGTCTAACGTCCTGTGAACTTAGACCAAATAAACCTTCTACGATACCCATTTCAAACCCCTTTAAGGTACTGTTCCACCGAACCACCCGTTATATATTCCACTTAATGCGTTACCTACTTGTCCCCAATTAGTGCCATTCCCCGCCAAATTTGTCAAAAATTGACCACCTATTGAGTTAGCAGGATTGCCTGTAGCAGCGGGGGAAAGATAATTAACGGGTGCATCAGCGTAAGGTATCTTAGTAGCAGCAGCAGCCAACCCTGCAGCTTGTGGACTAGCAAAATCATAAGCAGACTGAGCATTATTTAGATTAGCTTGGTTATTACCTACTGTCTTTTGCAAACCTGTCTGGTCATTGATACCCTGTTGCTGCATTGCATAGTAATCAGCATATTGGTTAGGATTAGCTGCACCAGCGTAAGTAGCATTAGCTGCTTGTGTCTGTCCATTCAAATACAACTGACCAGCAGCAGCACCAGCAGCAGCACGTTTAACACCTAAATCTGTACCGATAGTGAGAGCATTTTGACCAAGTTTTTCAAGTTCGTTAGCTCCACCAATAGCAGTTTGATATGGCTTGTACGCATCCGATTGAGTCTGGTACATGTCTTGAAGTGTTTTACCACCTTGACCAACCATATTTGCACCATACGTACCGTACTGCATACCTTGTTGCATTGCTTGTGCCGATAAGCCCATGTTTTGTTGGCTTTGAGCGTTATAGTAAGCAGCCAGTTCAGGGTTAGCACTCATCATGCCACTAGAACCACCCATACTCAAACCCGAACGACCTTGAGCAGCTAATCTGTTATTGATTCCCGCTAGTTGTGCTGAACGTGATGGGTCAAGCAATGCCTGTTGGTCAGTCATCCACTTGTTAGCTTGTTGGTTAGCGTCTAACCCAAGATAACTACTACCAAGTTTCATCATCTGCTGAGCAGCATCGCCCATTGGAGCAGTAGCCGCTTGTGCACCTTGGAACTGATTTAGCAACCCACCTGATGTTGCCATCAAACGGTCTTGTTGCGCTTTAATATCAGGGGTTAGTGTGTAGTTACCTGTCTCATCACTCTTACCAAAGCGTGTAGTGATGCCGTACGGTGTGAACTTCGCCATATCAGCGGCAGTTTGACCTGCTGCACTTAATGATGATGCTTGTGCGTTTCTAGCGGTAGCATCGTGCGTTGCAGCAAGATTACCTAAACCTGCTTGTGATAGCAATCCCGCCTGAGTAGCATCTATCTGAGAACTGTAGAGTGCTTTTTGAGCAGGGGTGAGTTGATTATCACGAATACCATTGACTACAGAATTTGCTTCTGCTGAACGATTACGCTGAGTTGTGTCAATGCCACCAAGATAGTTTCTATAGTCGGTATTTTGCTTATCGAGATATGCGCGATTATCTGTAGTATTTTCTTTATTTAATCGGTTTTGTTCAGCAATTGCTTTTTCTATCTCATCTTTACTGAGTTGACTACCCAATAAGCCAAGTCCAGTGTTAACTAGTTTAGTAGAGTCAAATGGCAGTTCAGTAGTATCATCTGCAACCTTAACATTACCACCAGTATTATCAATGGTGAGTTTATCAACACCATTGACAGCAGCCAAACCTAACGCACCTGTTCCAAGTGCACCAAGTGCTGTTTTTCCAACAGTAGATGCTTGGGTTATGCCTGTCTGACCTGCTGTCTGTACACCACCATTAATAGTTCCATCAGAGAGTAATCCACCAGCACCACTAGCCGCACCACTGGCTACATCAATGCCACCTAAACCATTGAGTGCGTTTGTAGCACCTGTCGCTGCCTCAGTAGCGGTAGTTGCACCACCTGCAGCAACATCTGCACTACTTAATGCACCAAGTGATGTATTGCCCAAAGTGCCACTTAGTAACCCACCACCTACAATACCGCCACCAGCTACAGTAGTACCACCTAAACCAGCAAGTGCGGAAGTTGCACCAGCAGTCATACCCGCAGCAGTACCAGCACCACCTGCAGCGACTTCTGCAGCAGTGAGTGCGCTAAAAGCACCACCCGCACCTCCACCAGTAGCCGCTGCAACTGCACCTGGGGTAACTTCAGCAGCACCGAGTAACCCACCAGCAGCACCAGCAGTTAATGCAGTAGCTGCGATAGCCGCAGCAGCCCAAAGTTCATGTTTATGTTCTTTAATCCACCCATTATGAGCGGGTTCGGCTACGGGTTTGATACCACCTTTACCGTCAGGATTGAGTGTAATCGCATGGTCATTAAACATGCTAGGCGTATCGAATTTACTTGTTTTATCATTCCAGTGAAGGTCTGGAAAACCGAGTTCTGCAAGTTTTCCATTCTTGCCCGCCTGAACAAGTTGATCCCATGTGAACTTGGATAATAGATTAGGGTCTTGGTAGCGTTGACGAACAGTTTGTTCATTGGCTGCTTTAACTCTAGCCGCTTCTGCAGCAGCAGCCTGTTCGGGAGTTCTTGCCCTACCCCCACTCTGCTCACTTAGCATACCCACCATAACCTACTCCTTAGTCTTTAAAATCCGTCTTTTCTTAATGGGTTGTTCTATCACCTCTGGGTGTTCATAGGCAATATCATCATCTGCTCTAAGAAATGAGGGGGTTTCGATAATCTCATCGTACCCCTCATGTAGACGCAATCCAGCAATATCATTCTCATTGGTGAATGATACGGTATTACCAGACCTTTTGCACCTAAAAGTAGCCATTAGAAAGTAGGGCGACCAATTAATATTTTAAATGGCGCTGTCACTAAATCCAATGCTGCTGCACCGTTTAAGTTAGAAATACGAATTGCAACAGAGTTTGCTGCTGAAACGTAAACATTAATATCAGCGTCTACTGTCTGGTTTACACCAGCAGAATAACCAATCACCATATCACCAAGTAATACGTTTGGAATAGTAAGAGTTGCAATATCTTCTGCACCCGCTGCTACAGATGATGGGTCAATAGTTAATGTAACTGCCCACATATCACTGAAAGCACCCTGAAACTGTTTATTACCCTGCTCTACGCGAGTAACCGTTGCCGTAGTAAAAGCCATAATTTATTCTCCTTTAAAAATGCCCCAATTAAGGGGCATTTTTGATTTAACTAGCTATTAAGCAGGTACGACAATCGCCAATGCAGCATAGTCACGTAACTCAGCTACACCGTAGATCGTATCAGAAGTTACCAGAGTACCAAGGTATTCTTGCTTGTACTGAGACTGACTACGGATAGACATTTGTTCTGCAAAAGCCATTGAGTCTTTATGCAACAACAAACAAGCACGATACTTAGCATCTGTTGGTGAAGAAGTAGCCCAATCGACTGTGTTACCCAATTCGTCAACATACGAACCAGTAGGTGTAGCAGAACTAAAGGTAATTGACTGTGTTGATGTAACACTGTTCACATGAATGAATGGGCAGTTTGATGTGGTAAATACTTCTACACCATACAAGTTACCCAACATACCTGTTTTCAATGTATCACCATTACCACGAAATGCTTGCTCAGTGAAACGTGCAATAGAGCGAATAACGTTAGCTTCAACTGGTGGGATAACGAAACTCAGTTCATCAGAAGAAATGTCCTGATCTTCCAAAGTCTGAATTGCTTTACGCAAACCAGCATCTGTCAGTGCAGTACCGTTACCAGGTGTTGTACCTGAGAACAATGTTGAACCGTCACCACCGATAACTGCTTTTTCGTAAGCTGCGGTACTTGTAGTAGCACCAGCATTAAAACCAGCACCCAGAAGATGCAAATCTTTGTCAATACGTTTTGCCAAAGCATAACCAGCGTCATCTGTGTAAAACTTACGCATGGACGACAGTGCTTGCATTTCAGCAATATCTTCATACAATTTACTGTATTCAAAATGTTTATTGATAAGAATATCAATAGTTGCATTTGTCGATGCCAGCAAGTTAACTTGAGTATTGGCTACTTTAGCCGTTACATCTGCGCGTGCTGGAACTGGAATATGAAGAGTGTCACCCTTCTTACCTTTGAACGAAATCTTGGTGACAAGATTACCTAAGACGAGCTTTTGACGGTAAACCGCAATAACTTCATCTGACCACAGTTGCGGAACGAAATTGTTAGCAACTGCTCTTGTGACTTGATTAGTACCTAAACCCATGATAATACCTCTTTAATTTTATGATTTAACGAACTCTACCTTCATCGTAGGCTCTGTATATTTCATCAGACATAGCCTCGTACTTAGCAGGGTCACGAATTTTAAGGCGAATTAAATCCGCACTTCGATACACTTTTTTAGAACTTTCCCCTGAACCACCTGTGTCAACAGAAGCAGACTTAAGCGCAGAATCCCTTGCGGTATTATCTACAGATTGAATATTCTTTTGTCGTACACCCTTCAACTCTTTAAAAGTTGAAAGTAGTTCATCAGCAGCGTCTAAGTCGTAATTTTCAGCACTTTGGAACAAACTAGTACGCACTCGACTACCATTCACCCAATTTGCAAATTCGGGGTCTTGCATAATCGTAGAAACATCAGGATGCTTCTGTAAGAGTGTCGTTTTCGCTTGCGCTATCTGTACTTCTCTCGAATGCCGTTCAACTGCTTGCATTCTAGGGTTGTTCTCGATGGCTTGCCTTACGGCTTCATCGGGGTCAACAAAAAAATCAACCTTTGCTTCTTGAGTATGCTCTTTCTTGCTTACAAGTTGAGCCTTCAATAATTCATCTGCAAGTTTTCGTACATCACCAAGTTCTTGCCCTTGTCTACTCAAACTACGTTCGGTAGCTGCAGCATAGTTAGCAATTTCCTCAATACTTTTACCTTGAAATTGCCTTGGAATATTTGGTTCGCTTGCTTTTGGTGTCTCTACTTCTTGCTGAAGTTGTTCTTCAACAGTTTCCAGTTCACCCATTGATTCAATATCGTCAAACTCTTGTATTTCAGCCATGATTCATTCTCCATTGCGATTTACAGGGAAACCCTCTTAATCTCGCTATTAAAATCCGTCATCGTTAATCGACCACGGGGTATAAGACCAATACTACTATATATAAACTCTTATAACAACTAAGAATTGCGTTTATCTTTTATCCGCTTGTTATCTTCACGAATCTTTGCCCACTTAGTATGTGCATCAGGGAAGTCACCAGTGATACCCTCTAACTTCACACTAGGTGTACCAATCATTCGATGTGCTGTTTGTCCACAATGACATTGTATAGCTAGTATCTCTGAGTCAATATACCGTTCAGTTACTTCTTCACATGACTTACACAGAAAGTCTCTAAGAGATTTCATTCTTTTAAATCCTCATACGCTTGGTTACTTACTTCTGCAATATTGAGCAGCCATCGCATGATAGACAACTCACCCTGTTTGAATTGAAGTGTGTCAGTAGTTACACCAGACAATGTATCTGTTGCTGCCATCATTACACCTACATCTTCCATAAGATCACGCCATGCTTTACTGCCTGTCATGGCTTGACGATCTTCATAATACTTCTGAGTAACAATATCCATCATGTCCCCACCCTAAACTCTTCACCTGTTAAAGTAACTGTTATTCCAGCACCACTACCGACACACTGAGCAAAGTCACCCGCTTTTAATGATTGCCCACCCTCCCATTCAACAACCGTATTACCTGGGATACTTACAGCAGGAAATACCATGTTTGAAGTAGCTGGTGACCCACCAGAAGGAACCAGATACAAAGTAAAACTAATAGACGTTGATGTTGTATTCGCAATCATCAGGTTTTTTAGGTCTGCTGTGTACCCTACAGGGCATGTGTACACCAGCGTACCTGCCCCTGTTCCTACCGTAATCTGGGATAGTCTCTTATTGGACATTTTGACCTGACTTGTATTGGTTCTGCATCTTAGATATTTCTTCGTTGGAATTAATATCCTTTTCCTTCAACATCAACTCTGCAATTTTCACACGCTGGTTAAAACTCTGATCTTCGTTGCCATTTTGTAGATTATTTGACAAAGCAGCAACTAACTTAGCTTCCGCTACTTTAGGTGCAATCTGAGTATCTACATTAATAGACTCTGTTTCAGCGTTCTTCTTAGCAATGTCGGCATCTATTAACTGTAGGTCTTTTTGTGCCTTCTGCATCGCAAACTGTTGGGCTTGCTGTTGGGTTTGCTGATCTTCTGGTTTAGGTTGTGTTAATGCCTTCATCTGCTCAACCATCTGTTCACGGTTGTTCAATGACGAGTTCTTGAGAACACCTTCCATCAAGATAGGGGTCAGTGGAGACTGTGCACCTAACGTCTGAATAAGGAAAGCAAGCTGCTTCTGCTCATATTCTCTAGCAATGATACCTAAACCAGCAGTAGGAATAAACTTAACGTCCACCGATGGGTAACGTTGTGGGGCGAACTGCATATATCGCCATGTCGCCTTATTGACGAATGGGATAATGAAGTCCTCCTGAATATTCACCAAAACACGCTTGTATTTCTTAATGAGCGTTGCTGTAGCCATGTCAATACCGCCAGCATCACGGCTAGACTGACTTACTGAACCATTGGAGTCAATAGTACCTGTTGCCATTAGCAACATGCGCTCAAACTCTTTACTGGTCTGCATCGCCTGACCATCATTACTACCGAACTTGAACGGGTAAATAATCTCACTAGGTGCTCCATTCACTAAGAACGCCTTACCCGGTTTAACTTCAAACTTGGAACCGCGCGGCAAGCGTGTAGCATCCATCGCAATCATTGGCGCAACTGTGAGTGCCAGTGCATCCATGTGACTACGCATAGAACCGTCTACTGCCATTTGCATGTTGTAGGCTTTCTCTACCGTACCACGACCCAACAGGCGATTTGGTACGGTATCAGCTTGTGCAAGCAAAATAGGTCGATCTTTCATCATGTAAGGCGATTCTTCTGCCTTCAACAAAATAGACCCGTCTGCAATAACGATAATACACTCTACCAAGTCCTTGTAATCGTCCTCTTCATCAGAGATACCTTCAATCTCCTGAATTTCCTCACCGTCTACGGTCAAATACTCTTTTGGAGCAAGCCCGTAGTAGGTCATCAACGATACTTTATCTTCTTGGTAATGCTTAGTTTCTTGAGTCGGTTCCAAAGCATCATCAGCCGTATAACACGCAGTAATATCCACATTACGATACATCCCACTCTTAATTCCCGCCTCGATTTTGTGAATTGATACATAACGCTCAATGGCAACCCCCATACAGTCATCTACTGACGTACCGTTAGGGTCAAAAAGGAAGTTTTTAGGGTTAACTGGTACTAATTTAACAGCAATGCGTGATTCTTCACCAACACCATATGCAACTTGGTTACCCTCCATCGGTACTGTCTTAGGTTTGAAGAGTTTTTCTTCTGATACCGTCAACTCACCAATCAATGTCCCATAAATCTCACCAAGTAAGATGATATGGTCATAGGCTTTACGTATCTTGTCCTGTGCAAAGTCCTCGTTCAACTGGTTTTTCAGCATCTCAACGTCAATACCGCCAGTTTTATCTGCAATATCGTCTTTAATGTCGAAAAACTCACCTTGACCAAAGACAGCCTCAATAATCTCAGCGTGACGAGTCTCAATAGCTTGCTGTGTCGCAGGGGAAATAACCCGACTACGCTCACTTACCCGCCCTTTGTCCTCTTCTGACCAGATACCACGCCAGATACGCTCGTACTTATCCCAATCCTCCATGTAGTTCTGGTCACGGTACTCACGCCAGTTATCAGTATGGTCTACAACAAACGCAACTAACTCTTTATCGTTGTCTGTCGGCTCGTCATACTGCGAATCCTTAGAGGGAGTCTCAGCGTCAGTCACTTTTCCTGTGTTGTCGTATTCCATCTTATTCCTTAAAATCCACAAATATCATCAATGACTTCGTATTCTTCATCATCTGATAACTTAGCATAAGTCGTTACGGACAAGTGCGCAATCATAGAAAGTGAGTCGGGCATATCGTCATGAACACGCTTAGAGGGGAACATCAGCAACTGGTCAGTGAACTTATCCCAGTTCTCCCGCTTGTTCAACGTTATCCTGCCATGCTCAAACAAACCCTGTAGCGCGTAGATTACTCTATTTTCTTTACTATTACCAGAAGTAGCAATCGCTTCGATGTGAACGTAAACGTTGTTCTTACGCATCAGGTCAGTCAGGTACGGCATTACCGCCCTCATCAAACTACCCTTCTCTATCCCAATACAAATCGGCTTGTAAGTTCTGATCGCCATCAGGATACGCACCGCTGTCTCCCTAACGTCCCATCGCCCCGCTTCAATCTTCTTCACCCACCAATGACCATCATCTGTAATCTTAACCACAGCAATAGACGTATCATCAAGCTGCTTCTTCTTAGTCGGGTCATCCACCGCCTCAAACCCTGCCAAGTCAACTGCGATGTAATAGTCGCCTTGTTTGGGCTCATCACCATAAATTAACCATTCTTCCTTGAAGATATTCGCACCCATCGTATCGAAAGACGCAAGATACTCTTGCTTAAACGCAAACGTACTCATCGACCTTTTGGCAGATTCTATCTCTTTCGGGTTAATGAGCTCGTTATCAGCAGTTGTGAACTGCCAACTCATCCACTCATCATCCTCACCAAGCTGCCCTCGGTCGAACTGATCGCGGAACTCAGATTGCCCAGGTTCAGGCGTACCAATCAGCAGAGCACCACCCTCCATGTCTGAGAGTGCAGGGCGTATAATCATCTCCCACACACCCTTCTTAAAATCCTTAGACTCATCGAGAACAGCGTAGTACAACTTCATACCACGTAAGCTATCTGGATTATCCGCACCGCGAATGTACACCTTCACACCATTAATAAAAGTAATCTCGGAGTTATTAATATTAATTTTTGTTATGACAGGTTCACCAAGGGAACACATCAAATCCCACGCCAAGGTACGTGCCATGCCCAAGGTAGGAGCAGCGTACAAGATACCACCCTCCTTATTGGGACACTCTAGCGCCTTAACGATGCAAGTAATAACCGCCTTACGGGTCTTACCACACCGTCTACCTGCAACAACTACCTTGAACCTCGCTTTGTGGGCAAAGACCTTTTGTTGCCATTTGAGCAGGTTAAAGTTAAGCGCACTCATTGGCTTCAATCGTGTTGAGCTCTACCAGCGGTATTGATTGTGAGGAGTTATTCTCGATAGTGTACGGAGATACAACCGTCCCCATGTTGATCGTAATCCCATTCGCACCAAAGCCAGCATTGATCGGTGGTGGTTCTGCACCAAACTGTTCTTTGTTGAACGCGACCATAAGTTCCCTTCGGGTTTGCACCATGAGCTTAGATCGTCCAGTATCGTTCATGGAAGGAGAGCCATCAGGGTTCTTACCGTCGCTGATACGCAAGTTCTGGTCACCAAGTGCGAGAGTGAATAATTTCATCGCCTCTTCAAACAGCTTAACTCTTTGCTTGTCACGATAAATCCATCCACGGAGATAACCCGCTGTGATCGGATGATCGTGCGTATCGGCAATGTCGCTTTTAGCATAGTCATTAACGAAGTCTGCCAAAGAAGTACCTTCACGAAGCGATACCAATAGAAGTTCAAATATAACTTCAAACCTATCGAGAATCGGTGGAGGTGGTGGGGGCGTAAGCCATTCAGGAATATTCTTCATTGGATAAATGTATCAGTGCGTTTTGCTGTTGTCAAGGTGGTGATGGATTACAGACTTTGTTGTACTAATAATTATGATTTTTTTGTTGCAATAGAAGTTGTTATACTGATAATAATAAATTTTCTGAGCTAGGTGCTGTAGCAACTACAACTCACGATTCACACTGACCCTACCCCCCCCTATGCTGTTGACCTGGTGCAGCTTGGCTGGTAGGTGCAAGGATAGCAGGCTCTCAGAGCCTCTTGACTAGGGTCAGGCTACTACCCTAACCACTAGGCTAGTACAACAGCGTGGCGGTGGCAAGGAGAGGCTTGGCGATAGGGTCGGAGAGTCTGGGTTTGCTATTTAATACCAAGAAATAAACCAGAATCTAGAATTATAAAATCAATTATTAAATAATAATAAATGTTATTGTAATTAGTGTGAAATTAAAGAATCTATTTAAATAATAATAAATATTATTGTAATTGACATCTTCCCAGTTTTGCGACAATGTGACATACGCAGGAGTAAGACATCCATTTTATAATAATATTGAAATATTCCAATTCCACACATATGACGATTTACCGACACTTTGTCGCAATCCTTGACACTCATCAATTACAGAAAAGAATATAAAATAATTTGTAATTAGTACTTGACAACCATCAATTGCATCTCTATCATAGAATCTGTAATACAAACAACGGAGAAATAAAATGATAAATCAATGGACAAGGTTAAAAGCTAAAGTATCTTTTAAATTTAAAGGTAATTCGGTTCGCACTATTAATGTAAAGATTGGCGATTGCTTTGTGGTAACTAACCCCGTTCATATGCAACACCAAGGCATCAAGATTCAGAGATCGAACAAAGCTTATTTAAATTGTGGTGATCTGTTCACCATTGACCAAATTGAACAACTATTTGAAAGTACAAAATGAACTACGCAAAAGAATATGCAATCTACTACCGCACATTAGGCTTGTCATTTGAGCAGGCTTACCTTGCCATCTTTGGCACTAACCCGACCAGGAGTAATTAAAATGTCTTACTACCCACAAATGCAGCAAGATTCCAATCGTGCAGTAGCAACGAACATCCGCAACGAATATCTCAACACTGTTGTTCCGTTAATCTTGGCAGTGTTAAAGAATGGTGTTATGCGCAAGAATGACAATTCGTTATTCTCTAAAGACCAAGCCAAGATAGACGAGATATTGCGTAAATATTCAACGTCTAACAGTTTGCGCGCTTGGGTCGAAACATCTGAGCATTCAAAGCGAATTGGCATTAATTGTGATATTCGATTCGCTATATGCGAACATTCTTGCGACTATACAAAAATCCACGTTGAACTGGCAAACTATGATGGTGAACCAATGGAACAATCTAACCTCGATACTTGTTTCGATTCTAATTATTACGCCGATGTCCGTCAAATGCAGAAAATTGCACAAGATAACTTTTATAAACAACAGGCAATCATTACCGATTGTAAAAGAATCTTGGAAAGATAAAATGAGCTATCAACGTAAAACCCGAGACTATTTAATAAAAAGAGAGGCAATAAAATGAACTTAACTTTAACCGAACAAGAACGCCAGGCTTACATCACTGGTGACACTCTAACCGCTTCTTTACTTGGCATTATCTCAGACCTTGAAATTGAACGCGGTGAGTTATTAGATAATATTAGCGACCTTGAAATTGAACTAGAGGAGTTGAAATGAAAACCACACTAAACAAAATCCGTGAACATTCCCCATGTAGGAATGGTTGGGCTAATTTATTATCCACTCTTGGCAAAACTAAACCCGATGACGAAGAAGTGACTATTTTACAAATACGAGACAGTAACGGGTTAGACGATGCAATATGGTGCTTACGCTCTGTTGATGAACGAGACAAAGAAATAAGAACATTTGCATTATGGTGCGCTCGCCAAGTTGAGCATTTATCTAATGACCCTCGCGTCAAGCATTGCAACGATATTAATGAACGATTTATCAATGGCAATGCTACTAGGGAAGACTTAGAAGCAGCAGCAGCAGAAGCATACGAAGCATACGTGTCAGCAGCAGAAGCATACGAAGCATACGTGTCAGCAGCAGACGCAGCAGACGCAGCATACGCAGCATACACAGCATACGCAGCAGCAGACGCAGCAGCAGACGCAGCAGCAGACGCAGCAGCATACGCAGCAGACGCAGCAGCATACGCAGCAGACGCAGCAGACGCAGCAGACGCACAAGAGGAAGAATTACGTAGAATATGTGGAAAATGTATATGATACCGATTACTATTTTTATAATTGTATTACTTTATAAATTAATGAAAGACTAAACCATGAAACCTACATATAGCGGTAAAAAATTGCTTGACTATCTTATGCACAAATATTGCTTTAGTTCACATGAGAAGCTATGTAAATTTACTGGATTAGATCGGTCAACTATCCACCGATTACACCATGAAAAAATGCCAATCACGGCTGTTCATATCTTGGCAATTTACGATACTTGCCAGATGACTATTGAAGAGATACGCGATAAACTGAATGAGTTCTAAACTAAAAAGCCACTTCTCAGTGGCTTTATTTTTATTCTGGTTTATATCCTATTGCATTGGCTTTCCTTACCAATGGTCTGCCGTACCGCTTCACTCCCTCGGCTTCAAAACTATCTACTACAAACTGTTTAGCATCGATTGTCTTTTGTCTATGTGCACTAAACTGTATCGCTAACTCCGAATTAATCGCCCAAGTTGGGTTTTTTAATTCCACATCATCAATACAGATTACATAATGAGCATCCTGCAAATCCATCATAATATTTTTAAGATCTAAATCTAATTGGTATAGATTTACTCCTTCAGTTTGTCTCCTGGATGATCGTTTAATGTCTGTTAGGCTGATGATATTCTTTACACTCGCACATTGGATAATATAATCTGTTACCCATTCGCTCAATGTGTCACGTTCCCCTGCAATATCGGCAAATGCATATTTCAGACTTGGTATAAAAAACTTCTTCATAGCTTTAATCGTTTGTTTCATCGTATCCAGCGACAACTCGATTGAACCTGGGTCATTGACCAAGTGAAATACTAGTGCCATACGAAGACATGAACCCTCAATCTTACCTAATGCTGTCATATACACGTTTGAAGCTTTGAGAATTATTTCTGAAGCTCTCATTTCCAAATACCATTGTGAAAATTTTCTAAATTCTAATTTTGCATCTTCAGACACTGCATATTCGACAGTTGGCAATTTGAAAATACCTCTAATCATATTTTCAAAATCTTCATTGTGTGTCATATAACTTGGGATTTCATTCCATATTTTATTTTTATCGCCATCAACTACGATTGGTAGAAACCGCTGCAATAATCCGTCTCTTGAGGATAGTGTTATGTGATGCTTAAACACATCAGGCTGCACATTACCGTAGATAGCCACTGCCAGGTTATCTGCCTTGATCGTGCCAGCACCTACTCTGTCCATGCTCTTTGCTTCCGACTCATAACCTGCTATCCATGCCCCACGGTCATCGCCAGACTTTGCATCGTTGACTACTTTTAACCAGTTCGCCATCTCGTCAAGGAACAGTAAAAAACCTCTTGGTCTACCATCTGCCATGTGTACAAGCTTTTGACTTGTTACGTCACTGATAACTAAGCGTAGGTCTTTTGGTTCAGGTGCGAGGTGATCAACTTTAGGTGCAAGGTTGTTAGTGAGCATAGTTTCTGCCGATTGATGAAACGCTGTAAAGGCTTTCAATTGGCTTGCATATCTTGCCTCTTGCCCTTTCCACATGAGTAGTTCTGCTTTGTACTTATCCCCATATTCAGATTGTAGTTTTTGTAAAATTTTGAAATAAGGTCTTGCACCTGGCGACTTCTTATCTGAAGACTCCCCAATGGTCATCAACCATAAGATAGGTGGAACTTTCCATGTATCGGTTATTTTTAACCGTGTTTGCTTGTCCACTGCTGCACAGATAGCCGACAGGGACGCAAGGAGAGGCACTACAGGGTCACAACCTATCTCATGGGATACTTCCTCTGCCCTTACTGCCAAAAGCTCAGGAAAGAGGCTTAAATCGAGAACAGGGGGTTTTCGCTTTAGCGTGAACTTATCAATAACTGAATGAGGGTCTTGGGTTATTTGTTTAAACAATGTTGATATGTCAGGTAATTGTCGTTTCCATCCATTGTCAGCGGCAATTTTGAACAACGTGCCAAGTTTCACACCTTTCTCGTCGGCTTTGAATGATCGCCAACAATTATCTATATCCCTCATTCCTTGGTACTTTTCAGATTGTGCTGACCAGTCATTCCAGATGGCAAGAGCATCATCGTTACTGTTTGACTGTTGACCTGCGTAGTGTAGCGCCATGCCAATCGTCACCCATTGGTCACGATTGACAGATGCAGGGATTTTATAGAGTGCTTCTTTAATCTCGTCCCACGATGCAGAGATAGCACCAACCATCGAAATGTTGCGCACTGTATCGACTTCGATAAGTGATTGCCAGAGCGCGAGTAGTTCAAATGGAATAGTGGGTAGTTGTTCCCACTTACCAGCACCACCCCAACCATAGGGTTGCAGCGTGATCGGGTGAATACTTGGAGGCATAACATCTTGTACTGTCAGACCGTCATTAGTAGCGCAGCGAAAATCTATAAAATTAAATTTACTTCCATCTGGTGCTGTAGCAATAAGTTTCTTACTTGGCAGAGCTAAACCAAACGGCATAGCATAAAGTAACTTTCCATGCCCAGACATACCACTATTGATAGTGACAGCATCCTTGGCATCAAACAGAGCTTGCAAGTCGATACCGTTATTCCCCAGGTAAGCTGCTGCTTCGTCCCAATGGTCAACGTCTAACGCCATTGTTCCGCTATAAGCATGAGCGATACCAGCACCATAACTATGCGGTATGTAATTACAGTTTTCTTTGCGGTTCCAATTTGGTGTCTTTGGCGCTTTGGTGTTCGGTGGGATTGGTACTAAATACCATCCATGTCTAATGTAGTGATCGTAACTTGTCGGTAGCATGCTTACAGGATTGACTGACATTTTTAAACTTTCTTTAATTATTTTTCAAAACGGTGTTGACATATTATATGATTGTGTTCTACACTGCAAGCACGTTCTGAAAACAAACGTGAAACAAAGGAAAATAAATGTCAATCAAACTAGAAGTCTTTTTAGGAACAAGAGTAACAAAAGATGAGCGATCATCATTTGTAAAATTGTCCAAGAAATTGAAAATGCAACAATCGGAAGTGTTACGTGAACTGATTATTGCTTTTATCCAAAATCGCGTAACTATCACTCCACCAACACATATAGAAGGATTACACAATCATGTCAATTGAAAACACATTAGAGCGTATTGCACTTGCCCTTGAAGCTATCGCTAATTCTAAAGGTTCTACTTTTAAGCAATTCGCTGAACCTGCTGTAGTGCCAACACAAGCAGCACCAGTAGCAGCACCAGTACCAACACTTGCTGCAATGCAATCAACATTACCTGCGGCAGTAGCAGCACCAGTAACACCACCTGTTACCTTCACAATCGAAGCTGCACCAGTAGCAGTTGTAGCAGCAAGCACAGCACCATTCAGCGACAAAGCAGGGTTGACAGCATACACCATGTCTGTCTACAAAGAACTAGGCGCAGTTAAGGGTGCTGCAATTCAGAATGTGCTTGTCTCTCTTGGTGTAAGCAACATCAACGAAGTCACACCTACGATGTATTCTCAGTATCACGCTGCACTTGAATCGTTGAAGGTATCATAATGAGCGCCCATGCTACGAAGTCACCTAGCAAGTTTCATAGGATACGACTTTGCCCAGGTAGCTTTAGGGAAGAAGCGAAGTATCCAGATTCACCTAGTGGCAAGGGTGCTGTTGATGGTACGCATACGCACACACTGTTAGAACGTTGCATGACGTTCTCAGTGGAACCAATGACCTTCGTCAATCAAACGATGGCAGATCATGAGGGTGAGTTTGTGGTGGATGGTGAGCGTTGTAATCGGGTCAAGGTAGCAACTGATTACATTGCTAAACGTCATGCTGAGATTGGCGGTTTTGTTAAGTCTGAAATGAAACTGCAAAGCATGGGTGCTTTTGGTCGTGATGACATGAGTGGCAGTTGTGATATTACGATTGTTGGTGATAGTGTTTTGGAAGTAATCGACTATAAAGATGGTATGGGTGAAATTCTCTTACCGTGTGACCAGATAGACCTTTATTCGATTATGGCGTTGTTTCAGTATTTCAACACTGAAACAATGAGTCGTATCAAGATCATCCGTCAAACGATTATTCAACCGAAACTTGCCTATCGTGGTGACAATGGAATCATTTCTCTGGATATGCCATTACAGGCTGTTCTTGATCTAGTTCCAATGTATAAAGCTGCTGCTGCACTGGCAGACACACCTGACGCACCATTAATTTCTGGTGAGTCGCAGTGTAAGTATTGTAAGCATAAGGGTGCATGTTCTGCCCTTGCTGGTGACATGATGGAAAAGTCCGGTGTTGTGTTTGATAATCTCGATGTAGCTAAACAAGCTGCTGATAAAGACCCTACTACTCTGAGCAATGAGAAGATTCGGGAACTATTGGAAGCAGCACCATTATTACGTCAGTTGCTCGATGCTGTCGAAGCTGAAGCACTTCGTAGGATGGAAGCAGGTACAGTCATTGAAGGTATCAAAGTAGTTGCTGGTCGTGGTAGTCGTGGATGGTCATACTCAGAAGATGAGATGGCAGAAAAGCTCAAGAAGTTTGGTATTCCAAAAGACGCACTTTGGAGAACTTCACTGATTAGCCCTGCCCAAGCTGAAAAAGTGGTTTGGACTAAACGCGATGGCACACCCAAGCAACTAACCGAACGTCAATTAAAACTCATGTCTGACGAGTACGTGAAGAAATCAACAGGGAAACTCACAGTTGCACTTGAATCTGATAGTCGCCCTGCTATAGCAGTAAGTGCAGTTACACTGTTTCAAGCAGTACCCGTAGTACCCGAAATTCCCTCTTGGATGATCGGTTAAACTTTAATCTTATCGAAAGCATAAAATGGCTAATATCGTATTCTTATCGAATGTTCGTATTTCTTTTCCTCAACTGGTCGAAGCAAAAGCAA